GCTCCAGAAGCACCAGGGAATGGATCATCTCTTTCTTCTGAAATAACACCTAACATTTTTAGTCCTTTTGAATATTGATCTTCCCAATCTTTTCGAGAGGACTTATCGTTTTCAAATTTATTTAAAAGGTCAGATGAAATTTCAGCTAGTTTATCTTTATCTAGATCTTCAGCTAAGTTTGCATAGTGATCTGTTTCATAAGGATTAACAAACTCTTCTTCCTCTTCTTCATCACCTTCAGAAATGTCTACGTTAATAGAACCGTCTGATTCTATTTCTAGTACATCTTCTAATTTGTTATCTTCATTCGCCACCTTGCATTTTCTCCTGTAGCTTAACTTTTTCACCTATTGGTAAATTAATAAAGTTAGTTCGTAATTCAAAAAATTTATCTGCCCAATTGGATAGGCGATCAGTTAAAAATGTTATATGTAAATCTTTTTCTTTTAACGATTGGTCTTTCTGTGAAACTTTCGATTGAAGCTTAGTAACTTCCCTATCTAATCTTTTATTTTCTTTTCTTAATTTTTCTAATTCGTTTTCTAATTTAGTAGCCATTACTTTTTCTTGCCTTTCGTTTTCTTTTTTGTTTTTCTCTTTTTACAATTTTTCATTTGTTTTGGAAAAGAAGATCTATTTAACATCTCCACCTTCTTCTCGCTTGACGTAATCTAGAATTAGGGTCTTTGGCCGCTTTCGGAAATTTTTTCATTTGACCCGCACTTCTAGCACAGTACGATTTTCTTCGAGCGGCACGTTTTCCTTTCGGATTTTTTTCTGTTACCGCTGTCGATAATTTTGAACCTGGATTTTCTCTTCGATACCGAGCTACCCCTGCTTTCGTCATACCCGCTCCACTTTTTGTAGAGCGAAAATATTTCTTTGTTTTAGGAGGTTGCTTGTCCGGCATTAATCGTCATCATCTTCCGGTTCAAGTTGCTCTAGTTCAGGCTCGATAATATCAATCGTATCTTGATCATCTTCTTCTACAGCTTTATCGAGAAGTTCTTTTAATTCTTTATATCTTGATCCTGGCATGATTTACTCCTTTGAACTTAACCACTCTTTGGTTTCTTTACTTCCGTCACTTCCCATTGAAGAAGTTTCAGCTTTAGTCGTATTTAAGTATCTAGATTTCATTCCTTCCATAGCACGTGCTGCGGTTTCTACGCCTTCTCGATCACTCGGACCAGGTCCTAAACTTGATCTTGTTCCTTTATATTTTTTAGGCATTACTTTTTCTTCTTACCCTTTTTCTTTTTCTTTGACATTGCTTTCATAATCGCCATGCCTCGTTTCTTTTCATAAGACGAAATTTTTCCGTCTTTATCTAAGTCCATTTTTTTCTTCATAACTCTACCCCTTTATTTTAATGACCATCATGCCACTTACTTCCATAGGTGTTTCTTGCATGCTATCGCTAGTGATTTCTTTTCCTGGATTATTCATCGCCTCTACGAGCATCTCATCATCTCTTAGACATCTAGGATATTTGTCATAGAAACGATCATCTTCCTCGATTAAAGCTTTCGCATAATTCGGACTAGATTTCGCCGGCATGGGCTTGGTCGCTTTATACATACTTGCCATTCGAATACTATAACGATATTTATTTAACTGTAAAAGGACTTTTTCTGTATGACTCGATAAGGTTTATCGTCCCATTCTTCATCTTCAGGATCGTTCGGGTGAGAAACTAAATAGTTATCTCGTATCAGCTGCCACGCTTGAGTTGACGTATCGACTAAATCGTCGTGCTTTCCATAAGGAAAAGAAGCACATTCTTCAACTAAATCATCGACCCACGCTTCATTCGGAATCCAAATTAGTCCCGTTTCTAACATGGAAGCTACGACATGGGCTCTGGAAACTTTATCTCGATCGGGTGTAAATTCTTTCACAGGGATCCCTGCTCTTCGTAGATCTTGAAGTAAGCTTTGACCTGATGCTCGTTTCTCGACTAAAACGACATCGGGCTTCCAATCGAAAAATGATTGTTGAGCCTCTTTTCGTAGTTCAGGATACTCGACACGATTACGCCACGCTTCTAATAAAATAATACAAGCTTGATCTTTTCCTTCTTCGTCTATATGTGTAAACACACCCCAAGTTGTTCTTGCGGAATAGTCAGCGGACTGTTTCGCTGAGAAAGCAGTGTCCCACGATTGAATGATCGTATGACACGCTGGGAATCTTTTCTTATCCCATACTCTCCACCAATCTCTTTTTAAGATTTGCCCTTGCTCCGCACTTGGCTTCTGCTGGTAGAGAGATTGCCACACTCTTTCTCCGACTGTCGCTTGAATCTTTTTTAATTTTTCGAGAGGATAGGCTTCGGGCCAGAGAGCATCCCCGTTATCGTTAATCGCAGGAAGATCTAAAACTTTCCACTGCCCTGGTTCATTTTCTAAAACGAAACCGGCGAGATCTTCTTCGTGCCATCGTGTTTGAATAATGATGACTTTTCCGCCCGGCATTAATCGTGTAAATGCGACTGACTTATACCATTCAATCAAATTCCTTCTTTGAACTTGAGATTCCGCATCTTCTCGCCCTTTAATCGGATCATCAATAATGAGTAAGTGTGCACCACGACCGGTAATTGCGCCGCCCGCACCGACTGCTGAGTATGTTCCACCTTGAACGGTGTGAAAACGTTTCGCTGAAGTAGAATCATCTCGAAGTGCCGTGTTCGGAAAAACTTTTAAGAACTCTTCCGATTTCACGTGGTTACGCACCTTGCGTCCAAAATCATCAGCTAGTTCTTGAGCATACGTAGATTGAATAACGAAATTTTTTGGATTCCTTCCAAGAAACCAGGCAGGGAACATTTCGGAACATAGCATTGACTTTCCATGTCTTGGCGGCATAAAAATTGCTAGACGATCAAATTCATCTCGTTCTAATGCTTCCAAATTTTTAGCGATTAATTGTATATGGGCAGGAGTACTATACCCGTTATACATGTGTTGAGCGAACTTTAATATGGAAGTTTGTGCTCCAGATACTTCCTGTTTTTCTTTTTGATTCTTGATGACTAAGAACGCTTTTTCTCGAATCTCTTGAGGAGCGTTTTTATCTAAGATTATCTGTTCAGCTTTTTGTAGTATCTCTAAGTTCATAAAAGAAACTTTCATCATCGCCTGCGACCCATTTAGAATGATGCTCGACACTATATTCAATAGTCGAAACTTTATAGTCAGGGAACATCATTTCTTTGGGAGACAAGCTTTTATCATAAAAAATTATTCGATTATTCGGTTGCGCCGCATAGTGGCCGTTATCTAGTTCGAGAATATTAAACGACTTATGTTGGCTCGGGACTTCGGAATATCCGACATCAGGAATATTAGGATCAGGGTGAGCAGAATCTATCGTGAACAAATAAGTTCCGTAGTGCCAATTTTTACTTGGGGATAAATACTTGCAACGCCCTGTCCCGGGATTACATTTCTGGATTACAGCTACATGATAGCTAAAACAATCCCATAACTGTAACTCTTCTAATGGTAAGCTATCGTCTTTATCTACTAGCTTTGAGCAGAAAGCAGATATAGGCAACTTATCATAAAGAGCGCCAGAATTATATAAGTACGTTTCGAAATACAAAGCTCGGCCGGTAATCGACTTAGCAGTGACCCACACGCCTTTTTCAAATTCTCCATGACCTTTTTCATGGTCGTAAAGATACTCTTTTTTCACATAAACTTCAATAGGGGGAATATTGACAGTAAGAAAAGCCATTTATTTATTTATATACGAAATTTATACACATAAAAGCCATTTGTTGCGGCTCTTCGATCCTCTTTATCAGCCGCCCTTTCGTTTTTTGAAACTTATACGAAATTTTTTTCTATAAACTTAATCGAAAATTCTAGAGAGAGTATTTACTCTCTCTAGAAAAAATTAAGATTATAATTTATTTACTTCTTCTAACGCTTTCTTATTTAAAGATAATAATTCATCTTTATTAGTTATTTTACTATCTTTAAGAAATGAAAGATTAAGATTAATAGTATCTAAGTATCTAAGTTTATTTTCTTTTCTTAGATTATTTAAATCTATCGAATAGATAGTTTTTAACTTAGAAGTATTATAATCGTAATCGTCTTTATTCATTCCGTTTTTAACGGAATTTTCTATAGTAGTAGAGAATTTATAATTCTCTAATCTAGTAAACGATTTTCCTTTTTTATCGTTTACTAATCTATGAAGAATTAAATTATCTTTAATTCTTATTAAAGAAGAAGGAAATTTATTTAGTTTTCCTTTTCCTTTTTCTTCTACTTTAGTTTTATTCATTTTCTTTTTCCTTTCTTTATTCTTTATATTAAAGAATAGTATATTTATTTCATATTTTTTAAAAAAAGTAAAATTATTTTTTAACTTTTTTTAATTTTTTTTATTAAATATATTTCTTTATAAAGAACTTAAAATTGCGTAGTAGTAATAGCTATAAAAGCAATTAGTAGTATATACAGTATTAAGTCCATATTCTTTCCTTTCTAAAATTAGAATATTTTAAATAAAATCAATTCTAAACAAATAATATTATTTAGTTGATCAGAGTTGCGCAGAGCTTTGCTTACGAAGCGCAATTGATTGTTTATTATAGACAAACTACGAACTACGTACTTTGTCTAACGACAAACGTCAATGATCAAGAGTCAAGGATCAACTGATCAACAGGGATCAATCGATCAAGAATAAAAAAAGGGGACCCGAAGGTCCCCAATTCGAATTATAATTTGTTAACTAATGCTGTGAATTCCTTCACATTTTTTTCCATTTGAGGTGAAAGCTTGACTCCCTCAAATTCCTTAAGGAATGTCAAGTATAATTCCTTATGGTCTTTTTTAAGATATCTTGCGATAAGTACATTAGGTTTCTTAAACTTCCCATTACTCATGCTATCGTATGCGATATCAATAGTTCTGTAACCCTGTTCGAAAGCTTCCTTGATCGTAGTAGCTTTCTGTGCTTTTGAGTAAATCTCATGCGATTTACTTCCGTCTTGTTTCGGGTTAACCAATCTAAAAAGACAGATATCGTTTCCGATTTGATTAACAGTTCTAGGTAGTTTAGTTTCGGTTTTTTTCATTTTTCTTTCTCCTTTATTGTTGCTTTATTTTACTAAAATAATTAACAGAAGTAAACATCTTTATTATAAATAATGACATTTAATTTTTTCGTTGATCCGGGTTGTACAGACTTGTAC